GAATCCACTAAATGTCTTTTTAGAGTCTTCCTCTGACACTATTTCTGGTTTGTATTTATAAGATACTGGAACTAGAGATAGGTAATTATCCACATCAACTTCTAGAGGTGCTATATCTGTTTTATAGCGCAAACTCGAGTTAGCATGGGTAGTTCTGTAGATGAGCCCAGCGCTGCTAATTACTACGTTTGGTACAGATGTGGCAGGAGTTCTTTGGTACCCATATAGATTTCTCAAAGGGCCATCAATAATAACGGAATATGTAGATGGAACTCCGTATGTCCCTAACGTTAAATCAACGTCAGACCATAGACTAGTAGTGCTTCCCATAAACATGGCACCAGTATTACCTTGAATGTCAATTCCACCGTTAGCAACGATGTTGATCGAATTACTACTCTGGTATAGGTCAATATAGTTGGCACTAAAGCTAGTCCCAAGCTCTATAGCACCTTCATACCAAGCTCCGAGCCAGCCGAAGGAAGTGCTAGATCCATTTTCAAAAGATATTCCAGCTGTACCAGATCTATTATCAACAGCGTTTTGACCGTATGACAACCCTAGGGTATAGGCAGAATTCCTGTACACGAACGTATCTGTAATAAGAACTTTAGTTGCAGTTATAGCACCAGCTTCAATTTTGTCTGCAGTAATTGCATTGGAATCAATTTTTCCTGAAGTAATTGCAAGGCTTTGAATTAGCCCACCAGTGATGGTGTTACCAATAATTACATCGGAAGCAGTTACCGTACCGTTTTTAATACGAGCACCATCTATAACCTGGCCAATGATGTCAGTATCAACAAGCGGTTTAACAATAATAGAGGTCTGATCGGAAGCCGCGGTAGAGTTTCCACTTTTATCTACTGCTATGAATTTAAAGTAGTATGTAGCGTTGTATGTCAGGCCTGAAACCAGACACGGAGCGGACGAATTGAATATCTTGCCGACCAGCGTTGATGTATTCGGGGTAAACCCGCTTGTAGTGGAGGCATGCACTTCCAAAAAATTAATCATGCTCTCTGTAAGAGTGGCCCCGTTATAATCCTTTCCGTTCCAAGAAACGGAGACTACACCTAACCGCGGGGTAGGAATTATTGGTGCCGATGGCTTTTCGACCGTAAGCGCAGCTAGTCCAGTAATAATGCTGCCATCAAGACCTGTAGATTCATTACCAAAGGAGTCGTAGGCAGTGACCCTAATGTAATAAGTTTTATCAGGATCAAGTCCAGTAATAGTCTCAGATGTTGTAGGCCCGATCAACTCTCTAGTGTCGCGCCAGTTACTGTACCCAGTTTCGCTGACACGAATTTTATAGCCTAGTAAGTCATCAAGAGTATTGCCATTTGCCGAAGTCGTAGGGGCAGTCCATGAGATGTCAATTCTTGATCTAGGGCTACCATCTGCCCTAGCATACCCAGTGGTGGTTAGAGTCAGATTTGTTGGTGGAGACGGAGCTGACCCATCATTTTGGAGCCCTTCTACCTTACCAATCTGGTAACGGAGACCATTCCAGTAATAGACGCGGTTTTGGTTAGCAGTGTCAAACCAAGTTGATCCAACGCGCACGTACTTCTGAGCTACTGAGTAAACGTATACACCAGAAGATGCTGTAGCTGAAGAAATACCAGCAGAGAGAGGAGTATCAAAAGTGTAGCTAATTGTGTTAGAAGTGACAGCAGTAATTTTAAATATTCCATCAACCCCTCTATATGCCTCGGGCAGATCATTTACATCAATAATGTCGTCTACGGTGTAGTGGTGAGCAGCCGAGGTAGTGAGGGTTGCAGTAGTTGTAGTAGCAACGTGAGATGCAATTAAAGCTCTAGTAGCTAAGGAGTATCTGGCACTGCCACCTGTTAAAGTAGTTCCATGAGAGAAAAGATACGTGTGTGTTACCGTACCGAAGGTGTCTCCCGATATCGGCAAAGGAACATATACCTGATTGCCATTGAATTTCAAGCTCTCACGAGTATTAGTAGAGCTTAGTGACCAGCTAGGGGTGCCATGTGCACGACAAGTGTAGTAAGGGGTACTAGCATTAGTATTTTTAAAATACGTTCTACCAACTGTAACTACGGGAGCTGCCGTACGTCCAATAGACGATAGCGAAACATAATCACCTCGTTCTACAGAAGAACCTGATACAGATTCAATACCATCGGTCGTGTAATATAGTAACTCAAACCTGTCTCCGGCGACCACATTAGATGGGTGAAAATAGGCTCTTTTTATTCGAGTCCACGGGTTTGGTAGTGTTGGCGAGTAAACGGACCCCGGGGGTTCATTGCCTATAACTTCCTCATCGGCCGCGGCCTCTGCTTCAGAGGTTGCCATAACACCATAAGCAGTGCTCTTAAATTCTACGGATCGTATTCTTCGATCCATATTTGATATAAGACTGGTAAGTTTTTTACGTCTGCGTCTGATTCCCATTAGAGTGATGTCCCTGCTGTTCGAACGTACAAGGTTATGTATGTTGTCCCATTTACCTTTAGCTTAAACTCATACTTAGTGTTGGCTGACAATCCTGTAGCGGTATATGTAGTATCAAGGATGTCATCACCAGCTAACGTCCAAGAATTAAGCTGGCTAGACCCCCTAAATAGGGCAACGGTAGTAGAAGATCCCGGTTCTCGGACAGTATCAAATTTGATAGTAAAACCAACAGAATTAGCTGCAACCGTAGTGGTGGAAAGATCAATCAGCGTTTCCCCAGCTGTATCAATCTGAGTCTCGGTAACTAGTGTTAGCGTCACTTCTTCGGGCACAGTCGGGCTTTCTGGGACGCTAACCTCAAAGGCATCAATCTTACGTAAAAGGATTCCAGCTCTATCAGCCTGCGAACTGCCCGCTTCTAGTTGACTTTGAATTCTGAGCTGAACAAATTCATCGTTGATAATAATTGAACACCAGTCGCCAGGTGCATATGTTCCAAGAGTAGGGCGAATAGACCCATCTACAGTAATAGAAAAGTTTGAAATTGGCGGAACAGATTCAGCTAGAAGTCTGGTAGCGTACTTATCGTACAAAATAGATTCTTCACTCACACCATTGATTTTCTCGACTTGATCTAGCAACGGCCATCCAGCATCTAAATAATCAAAGTTAGATTCAGCTGCATAGGGAAGAGCTGCGTTTGAGTTACCAGTGTCATCATCACCCTGTATCCAGAAACGAGTAGCGGCGTCTTCAGCAGATTCGACCATTGTTGCACCCAGAATGTTCCCTGGGTGTTCGAATACATACCGGTCTGCCTCAAAAGCAGATATAGGAGCATACTTACCAGCAGGTAGCTTGGCGTTCGGTAGGGCAGCTTTGTAGTCGGTTAAGCTATCTGGTTCTAGAGGTAGAAATACAAAAGTTCTCGTGAACTTATTAGTATTAGGATCATAGGCACAGTCAATGCGATACTCGAAGCCATTCGGGGTATTCGAGTATTCATCTAGAATTTCCCCCACATACTTCAACTCATGACCACGGAACGGGTGGTTATTTTGTGGAGATTGAATACTAAATCCACCAGTAGAAAAGCTTAGATCTAGCCCAGAATTAGTCGTGTACTCTCCGTAAGAGCCATACCTAGCCTCGGCCTTTAGCTCTACAGTAGCCCCGTCAGCTGCAGTACTGGTTGCAATAACAACAGTAGTATCAGTTTGGAATGTGAGCGTCGTGCTAGTTGTGCCAGTTACAATCTGAGGGCCGTCAATCAAACTTGTGAGGCCAGAGACATCAACTACATCACCAACATTAAATGAGTGGCTTCCAGCCGTAGTGACCGTTACGACGCCAGTTTTTGCTCGCGCATAGCTAGCAATGGTGGATTCATTCGAAGTTAGTGCAGTATTAGGAATATCTGTTCCAGTGCTCTCGAACGTAATTGTATTCTCGTTCGGAACATCTAAAACAACATGTCTACCATTTAAGGCAGATACGGTATTTCTTAGAGAAAATCCTTGACCAGCGATTAAGTAATGCGGTTTATCAAAGACGGCTGTGCCTATGTTGCTAGTTCTAGACACATTGGTGACAATCTGAGCAAATACCTGTGACGGTTCAATTTCAGTATTACCAAAAATTGGACCATAAAAGTCGAGTTCTAGAGCAGAGATAAGATCTCTAGCGTATTCATACGTATCCTGACGAACATACATAGCGGTTTGTGTGTCTGAACGAGTGACACCCTGAACCGAAATAAAACCATTTCCGTCTTTTTGGGCAGTAAAGTAAGCAACTGTAGTAGTTGGTGCTGGGTCATCAACAATGTAGTAATAACCGTTATATTTTTGATTTAGCTCAGAACCAAATACCAGTTGAATTGGCATATTTGGTGCAAAATCAAAGCTATCATTGTCCTGTAGCTCGAGCTTACCAATGCCGTTTGTTTGTAGTGTGACAGTTACGTTATATCCGTTATCAAAAGTTTTCCAAGCAGTTCTGTGATACAGGTAGCTAGTAAATTCGTTACCGCTAATATTTAGCACACGGTTTTTTATGTCATAAGAACGAGACCAGATAATGCCACCCCAGACGCACTGGTTGTTTCTTACGATGTAAAGTGCAGTTTTACCTGGAACAGTATTTTCGTAAAGACTTAGGTTATATGTTTCAGGGCTTACTGGAATATCACCAGTAAATGACCCGGCTTCTTTTATTGACCGACCATAGGATACATTGCTTAGCGGGAGCTCAGCAAGCAACTCATTAGTGACGAGATCGCAAACAAAATAGCGGTATTGAGCCGAGAGAGTCGGCTGGGTAGTTAGAGTTGCCATAATTGTACTTTCGTCTTTGTCCCTGAGTAAATTATAACATTACCCAATCCAACCAGATTTGAAGAATACCTTGCAGGACCCTCCAGAGCCGGTGAATGTTATAGTATTTGTTGCTTTGGCACTAGTCTCTAGTCGGAGCCAGTCGCTAAGCGTGGATAGGTAGCTTCTAGCATTTTCAACGGTAGATCCGGTGACTAAAACTACTTCTCGGTTTAGAGCATCAATTTCTAGGGTAGAACCACTAGGTATATTTTTGACAATAGTTATGGTTTCTGTCACGGTATCGACTCCAACCTCAGAGTAGTCAATTACGTTGGCTACAGTCGCGCCAGCATTGATCGGTCCAGCTAATGCAATAATCGTAGGCGTTTTAAAAGATCCGGCATTTATGAATCCAGCACTACCGCCATTAGAGAGGGTCTTTGTTCTATAACCATCTTCTAGGGTCTCATTGGATCTCATCTGGCTGCTGCTATATAAGTACTCATATTTGATTGGATCGGCAGCCTTGAGGCCAATCGAAAAGTCTGTTCGACCCCTAGCTTTCACGGTGGTAATCTCTGGTCTACCGCTTAGACGGACAGAGGCTAGTTTCACTACGGGTGACTCATTTACAATTAAATCTGCACCCGTGTATACCAAATCAATGGCATTAAATAGCTTCTGTCGAGCTGCCTCTACTTGACTTGGGTCTTGGGTTAAGAACGAGCCAGTCAAGGTCATAAGGCGGGCTGCATAGCGACCTTTAGCATCGTACGAACCGTCACCCCAACCGCGAGGAAGGTCTGGGATCTCTGGATCTGGTAGGTTCCACCAACCCTCGATATCAGTACATACCCACACAACATCATCAGCATCAATGGTGTTTAAAACTAAATCGCCTAGCTTAATATCTGCACGGAGCTTTAAGCCAGAAATATGTGGAGCAGGTAGACTAGAGAGTGCCTTATTGACAATCTTATTTTCATCGCCCTGTAGTACGGGATTTAGATCTTCGCTTGGATCATAGTATGTAGACATTAGTATCCGCCCTTACGAATCTCGTGAGCAATCTGACGTGATACCTGCATGGCCAACTCACGCTCATCCATCTTTGCAGATGGGTTTACAGTTACCTGAATCTTTGGTCCACCGCCACCAGACATCTTCTCGATGATTGCTATGTCACGGTCAGATAAGCCGTTAGGGTGTAGTGGTTCAATACGTTCTGGGCGTCCAGCCTCAGCTACAGTAACCATGGAGCCACCAGATGACGGGAATACAGTACCACCCGTAGCCATCTTGGTACCGCCGACTTTAGCTAGGTTCGCTTTAGCCTTGCTAGTCCAGTCAACATAGTCAACCTTTAACTTGACATTAGATAGGTTGATAGCTCCACCAGTAACAGTCTTCAGGAACTGGCCGACAGGTCCATCACCGATAGCCTTTAGTAGGTTATTAACGACACCCAAGACTATGTTAATTCCACCAATAATGGCATTAACAATTCCCTCAATAATTCCTAGCAACAGGATTCCAATGCCACCGAAGATCTTAGCTAGACCAGGACCAAAGTTTCCCTTGAAGAGATCCATAATTCCGCTGACAAGAGGCTTGATACCATTCATGATGGTTCTAACCAACGTAGTTATAAAGTTAATTGCCGTGGCTACGGTATCAATAATTATGTTAATAGTTGCGCCAATTGTAGGAATTAGCGATCCCAAAAGAAGCTCGGTAATTGGGCGAATTGCTTCCATAATTCCACCAAGACCATCACCACCGAACAGCTGATCAAACAGCCCCATGAGTGAGTCCCAGAGGCGCCCAAAAGCTGCACCTATGCCAGATAGGGTGTCTGATACTGTCTTTCGGAAAGTCTCAGAGTTGTTATATAGATCAACAAATAGCGCAACAAGTGCAGTAATAATTGCAATTCCAGGGAATGAAGTTAGGAATCCACCTAAGCGAGTAAGTCCTATACCTAGCTTGCCAAAAATCTGGTTGAGGAATCCACCCTTACCAATAAGATCCCTAGCTCCAAGATTCATCTGTACCAAGAAACCTTGGAACTTTCCTAAGTTAGTAATAAAGCCGTTAGCAAAGTCAGCAATACCCTTAAAGGCGCCCAAACCGACATTGCCAAAGAACTTAAATACTTTGGTTACTGTTCCTATTGCTAGAGCAAATGCTAAGAACCCACCAACCATCTTAAGAATTTTTTGGACAACTTCACTTTCAAGAATGTCCGCAGTTTTTGATGCAAAAGTAGTGAGCGTGTCAAAAAAGACTTTTGGACCTTCAGAATCCGCTAAAGCAACAAATATTCTAGTGAGCTGTACAACTAGACGAGCCAAGGATGGGCCAGCCTTAATACCAGCACGCATAAGCTCGCCCATCGCTGGAGCACCTTGCTTAAGGATGTCAAAAGTCTGACCAATTTCTGGCATATCACCGAGCTTTAAGAACTCTTTGATAAGTGCGCCGATAGCATCTAGGATTTTTGTAGTGTTGGTAGCTGCATCAGCAAACCACTGCTTGAATGGTGCACTTACTTTTCCGTCAAAAGTACGGCCCATATTTGCCCAGCCGCTGGTTGTCTTTTCCAACCAAGTGACCATTATCTCGCCACCAGAGCCCGGGCCAAAGTTTGCTTCTACAAGAGTGCCTATAGTTTTGAAAATGTTGCCGAAGATCCCAAAGAATCTTTCAAGCATTTTCTCTGACTCGACAAAGAACTTAGAAATAGAACTGTTCTTAGGATCTCCGCCAACAGTGAAGTAGTCAGCAAAGTTCTTAGACTTACCTTCTAGGTATGTAATAAAGTTTCTAACTGCAGGGTCAGCTAACCTGAGAACACTCAACAAGCCGTCAAATAGGTTTCCAAAAATTGTACCCATTGGAGGAAGTTGTTCAGATATATTTTTAAGGACGGCATCTAATTTCTCAAGACTGCCCCTAAACATAACAACATCTGTGAATCTTTGAGCCGCGAAGCCCATTCCACGACCTATGTCATAGAACCTATTTTTAAGGATGTCTAGGACTCCACCCTTGATCAGCCTCTCCATCTGAGACTGGAGAAGAGGAAGGAAGCCCTTAGCTGCGGCCTCTTTAATTTCGTCCATCTTAGTCTTAAGACCAGCTAAGAATTTAGCAAATTCTTTCTGCGATGGAGTAAGACCAGCATACGGGTCTTGACCAGCTGCTCCGCCAACTTTTCCGGCGTTCTTTTCAGCATCTTTTGCTTTACGTAGAGCTAGCTCTGCTTTTTTAACATTAAGATCGGCTTCGCGTCTGGCTCTGCTGTTAACAGGTAGGTCAGCAACACGGTTTCGGGCTTCAATAGCCCTTTCGAGAGCTAGGGCTGCATCATCAACAGCTAAAGCTGCTTCTTCCGCATCAAACTTAGCTTCTCTAAGTGAGTCCGAGTAGCCTTTGTTTGCACTAGTAGCTGCCGATACGGCTTGACTAATTCCCTTAAAGGCCAGCCCAGCAACGCTAAAACCAACCTTAAGTGCTACAGCAGCACCAGCAACCGCAACAAGTCCAACGGCAGCTTGACCAGCGGCCCCCACTAAGGCACCAAGGCCACCAATTAGAGATGAGATTGCACCTAGCAAGACCGAAATCGCGGTACCAGCTACGTAGGAGGATCGAACCATTCCTTGGAACGCTTCTCTAGCACCATCTGCATTTGGAGCTATAGCACTTATGTTACTGGCAAGCCTAGAGAAAACATTGCCATCTATGTTGTTACGTAGCCCACGAGAAAAAGAGGCACCTAGCGATGCACCAGCATTTGACGCAGCATTGCCATTGACATTGCTAAACGCCTTACGAATGTCTTTCTCGACGTTCGTAGTGATGGCACGAACGAGTATGTGCGCTTCACCGACTAGGGCCACTTCTTCACCTACTTAATTAACGAAGCGGAGCTTCTAAAACGTTGCCGAATGGGTTAGATGATCCCGGATCAAATTCTGTTGGAGGGATGTACGGCTTAACTTCATCTAAGTCAGAGATTCCAGTGGATGTAGAGGTTGTCTTTCCACGAGATTTAACTTTGTAGTTGTAAGTTACCCCATACAAGGTCTCATACACCTGAGTACGCGTAGCACTCACGGATTCGACCTCCTCTTGAGATAGATAACGAGAATCTTCCTCAAAGAAGAAGTGGACTACATCTAACATGTCAGACATGTCCATCTCCTTCAAGTTAAGTCCCGATACCAAAGCTTTTCCGTTCACGTAGGGCCAGAGGTCAAGCGCCCATTCTGCTAAGCCTCTGGCTGCTCTTCCGGGCGTTCGCTGAACTGCTCCACAACCCAACCAGTGATGTCACCAAGTTGTTCAACGGTTACGATTCGGTCAGCGTCTTCTAGAAGTGCATTAAAGCGCTCATAGCTTTCTGCCACGAGTACCTTAGAGAAAAACTGGTCAATGGTTCCAGCTGCTTCAGCCGGATCAGCCGACTTTGACTTAGCTACCAAGTCAAGCAAAAGCTTTCCAGGTACGGCCTTCTTGCATTCAAAATTTTCACCGTGAATTGCGAAGGTAATTGGCTCTACATTGGTAAGGTCTGGGCCACTACCAAAGTCCTTGAATTTAGTCATATTATTTTATGTCTTTCTTTCTTGAATCTGCCGAACAGCAGTACTTCTATTTTACCCTCTTATGTGAATTCTGAGTTGGTCAGATAGGTACCTATTTGGCTTTGTTCCAGGGTGTTTTACCATCTTTGTGTGGATAACTCTGCTACCCTTACCAAATACAAGTACTGTATTAGGTGGATTAGGGGTTATGACGTGAGGTTTAGTGCCTTCGTGGTGCATATATGCATAGCTAAGCCTTGATCCAACCTTTATAGCCGCTCCCTCTCTGAACACAATGTGCTGTAGATTTATGCTTCTACGTAGGGCTCCAGTCTGTACCCCAACCTGACGCTTAGCGCCTCTCTCTATTCGAGTACCGATTTTGTGTAGATGACGTCCGACCATCCCAGACGAATCGTGCGTCTGAAAGTTTAAGGCTTGTTTATAAATTATTACCTTAGAACTGCTATATCTAAAAGATGTAGATAGACCAGTCTTCCGAGGACGCGAAGGATTGTATCTGCCAGCACCGCTACGCGATAGCTTCTGAGCTGCGTATATCCAAGGACTATCGGGAACTAGCCCCCATGCTGGCATTTTATGGGACCGCCATCGTTACGCTCATGGTTGTGGTTTGGAATCCACCTTCAGGAGCACCAACTTCTAGTGTTGCAATTACACCAATGCCGTAACCAGTCTCATCCCACTGGTCAAGTAGGTTCACTGACTCCATCAATATCCATGAGTCGTAGGCAAGTGTCTCAGACGCGATCTGGATCTTTTGTGGTGATGGTGGTCTACCATTCTGACCAACAATAGGAGTAGCCCTAGAAATCATAATATTAAGCGTCGCACTGCGAGGAACGTGACAACGCTGAGGTTCTCCAACCTGAGCACCGGGGGCACCTAAGTACATCTGAACGAATGAGACAACCAGCTGCTCGCAATCAATAGCTGGTTGGCCCATCGTCCAGTATCTCCGTTCAGGGAGATTTACGTTGTAAGACTGAAAAATAGACTGAACCCGCTCAAGGACACCTTCCATCATGTCGCGAAGGTTTGTTGCGTCCTCGGCGACACCAGTAAAGTCAATAGCGGTTGTTGTCATTTTTACTCCTCTACAACGTCAACAGTAGTTTCTGCTTCAGCTACAACCTCAACTACTGATTCCTCAACCACAGGTGCTTCGACTCGCGGAGCTGGCTTCGGAGCCTTCTTCGCTGGAGCAGGTGCAACTTTAGGTTCAGGCTTAGCAGTACCAAGCATGTCCTGAGCGCGGAAATTAGTCTGAATTGACATATTTACCTCTCTTAGTTATACATCTTGATCTGGAGGTTTCCAGAAGCAAGCTCTACAAGGCTCTCTATACCATCAACTGTTTGAGTTGCGTATAGAGTCCAATAACCTGGGTCCACCATACCTAGGGCCTTTAGGGCCTTGTCGTAAGATACGGTGAAACTTAAAACAGTATTTCCGCTGGAGAGCGTGATGTCTGAAGCATCGAGCTCTACCGAGCGTGCACCAGAATAGCTACTTAATACAACCTGAGGGTCCCAGCCATCTTCTGAGAAGTTACTTAGATCTACATCTAAGCCAGAACTAGTCCAACTAGCTGGGGTAGATTTAACTACAGCTAGGTCAAAGTCAGCATCAACGGTAAGCGGGAGAGCCTTAGGAGTGTAGCGACGAGCACGAGGCTGGTCAGGCGAGAATACCTTAGACTTGCGACGGGCATTATCTGGGTTTACGGTCTTGAGGAATAGGTCAATAACGTAAAGACCAGTGCGAAGCTCCTCGATGAACTCTTGGTTGTCAAGGATGGTGTAAGAGACGCCCTGACGTGATACAGAGGTTACACGCTGAGGAAGCTGGCATGTTTCGTCGTCTGACCAAAGCTTCATAAACTCAATTGCTAGAGTTCTAGCTGCCATTTTTCCTACAGCTGGGACTGGGGTTCCGTACGAGTAGGTGACTTCAGTGTTGCATGGAGTCCAAGGTGTGCCAGCTTTGATATGGATAGTGGAGTGGTCTACCAAGTAGTAGTTAGATGGATCAATGATGCTACCAAGGCGATTACGGATCGCATGAATTTTGGTCACTGGACGACCACGTAGACGAATACGAGAATCCGGAGACATACCATCTGCAGTTAGCTCAGAGTATTCGTCGTAATCTCCCGATGGGATGTTGTAGACATCTCCACCAAACAAGACAGCAGAGTTGGTTTTAGTAGACGGGCCTAGTCGGTTATTACGTAGAGTACAGGTGTAACGCTCAGTTACAGTAGTTTCTCCAGTGTACTTACGACCAGACATTGCCCACAATAGGTAAGATGCAGTTCTAATCGCCTCGTCGGTAAACTCCGTGTAGGCGTAGTCACCAAGCTCGTCTGCTTGCACCCAATAATTATTTGACATAAGAACCTCTCTTATAAGTTTAACGGGTGGCAGGCTAGTTGTTAAACCAGCCTAGCCACCCGTTTACTTAGTAGTTACTACTCTGATTCGTTCGAAACAATAATGTTGTCGATTACGTTGTCAGCGTTGTAGCGGATGTTACCAGGTACGTTGTAGCTAGCGTCATCAGCAGTTGCACCAAGCTGTTCAGTAGTTACTGCAGTTGGAGCTGGGTGAGCTTCAGTAGCCGAGTTGGTCACAGTTACTCGTGCACCAGACGATACGTTGAAGCTCGAGATAGCATCAGTGATACCAGTGCTTACGTAGCTAACAGTGTAAGTTCCACCAGTTCCGGTAGCACCAGTGCTGCTAGTTACAGTGTAGGTACCATTGAAGGCTGCACCAACATTCTGAACGTAGATAACATCGCCGTTAGAAATTCCGTGAGCTGCGCTGAAGGTAAGAGTTGCAGTACCAGTCGAGTCAGCGTAGGTACCAGCTGCACTAACAATGTTGATAGCACTTGGAGTAGGTCGTGCATTAGACGCAGTAAAGACCACTGGGCCAGAGCCATCAGTCCATGTGTAGAAGCCGTTCAGACCAGTAGGTGCCCAGTCGGTGCGTGCATAAGCGTATGGACGCTCGGCAGCAACCGGGAACTCCCAGCGACCGTCAATACCAGACTGGAATGCAGGGTTACCTAGACCGAAGCCTTCGAAGGTGTTTGCAAGCAGACCATTCTCAATAACGCGGTCACCTGACTGACGCATCTTCACGTATGGGAATACCCAGTGGAAGTAAGGAAGAACGCCTGAACGCTTTCCATCCTTTACAGCGTGTGACCAAGCCTCGATGGCAACACCGTTACCAGCAGGGTCGTCACCAACACCAGGAGCAGCCCAACCAACAGACTTTAGGTTAGGGTCATCTGCAGATCCTAGGTTCTTACGAAGCAATAGACCGCCTGAAAGTAGAGCAGAAAGCTCAGGGTCTGGCTCACAGATAGCAAGCTCCATAGTGATACGTTTTAGTGTGTCTGGTGCCTTGTAGGTTACACATACAACACCGTTAGCGCCCTTTTCAGTGATCTCGTCGCCCTCTTCATACTCAGGGGTGAACGAGATTCTCATGAACGCCGAGGTAGTGTAGCTGTCGCCAGGACCAGCCATCAAGTTGCCAGCAGCGTCTAGGCGGGTGACACGAATTGACACACCCTGGATGCTAGCTGCATATTCTTGAGTAGCCATTTAGCTATTCTCCTTAGGTTTAGGCTGTTAGATCGACTCGAACAGCAAGGTGGATTGAAGTATCAAAGTAAGCCGCAGCTGGGCGGATTGCCTTGAGACGCATGTCATTCGCATTACCCGACACATCGTAAGCTTGGCTTAGATTGTCGTTCACGACATCGATATCGCCCACGTAGGTGCGGACGGTTCCGGTGGCGTAAATCCATTTGTTGGTGGCTGATGCAGTCGCGCCAGTAGCACCATCTGGTCCGGTACCAGAATAACCGGAGCCAACAATAACTGGAGTGCCACCTAGAGTCTGTAGGTGTTCCTTACCAGCCTCGTGAAAAAGCATGTTTGAGTTGCTAGCGAGAAGCGCCGCGACATCGCGGGTCATGTGAATGATGCCTTGCTCGCCGCCGTCTGAAGCTAGACCAATCTCGTGCTCTAAAAGAGCAAGTGCACGGCGAGGAGATAGCGCGGTACCACTATTCAAAATTGTAGCTGTAGCGTCCGAGAGCGCTACGTTAGCGTGGCTCTCACCCTTACGGACAGCGCCATCCCAGAGCTCTACTTCCATAGCGTGCTGAGT